ACGGCACTTTTTTGATTTGGTCATGCCTCAACTCATCCGCGAGCGGTTGAGCAGGAGCAAGCCAAAACTAAACGTCAGCCGCGTCCGACAGGTCGATCTCCTGCTCCACGAGTGAGCGCACCTTGACGCTCTTCGCCGCTGCGTAGAGTTGCGCCACCACGTTGCCGCCGGCAGTCGCCAGCGCGTCTCGACCGAGATATTCGTCGAACTCTGCGTCCAGTAATTGCACGAGCGCGATCACTGCGAGCGGCAGATCAGGTCGAGCCTGCGCGTGTGCCGCATCCAAAAAGAGAGTGACGTGCGCCGTCAGCGATTTCTCGCGCCGGTTCATTTCGTAGCTGTCGCCGACGCGAATGTAGTTTCCGCTGATTCCGTTCGGTAGCGTGATTGATTTTTGGAGTGCCATAAATCAGGTGCCGATTAAGCCATGCCCAGCCGTGCTGTCGAGATCGTCGATCAGAGCCTTGACCCGCTCTGCCAGTTGCTCGGTGGTCACGGTCGAGGTCGCGAACGTCGTCCGCGTCGCCGTGCCTGTGGCCGTGCTCCAGCCGGTCTTGCGCGTGCTCAGAACTCGGCTCGACTGGATGTAGACTTCGCCGTTCGTGTAATCAATTCGCAGCTTCTGCGTCGTGCCGGAAAAGACTCGAAAATTTACGTTCTTCACATCGACCGCTGTCGTTGCTCCGCTGATGCCGCTGCTCGCATCGTTTGCGAAAAAGTTCGTGGCACCGACTGCGCTCTGCCCGATGGTCGAGCCGCCGGTGATCGCAACGCTCGACGATTCCTGCTCCGCCATATTGCCAGTGCCGTAAGTGATGGTCAATGCGGCTGGAAAAGTTGAGTCCGTGACATAGCTGGAGGACGCTCCGCTGCGTGACACTGCGCGAATCTGCCACTCCTCGCCGGCTGATGCATTGATTTGCGCGCCGTAATACCACTGCGAATTTTTAGAAGCATCGACCTTCCAAAGAACCGGACCACCGCCTCCAGCGGTCGTCCGCATTTCATAATAAGCGACGTCAGGACTGGTCGATTTTGTCCATGCCAAAACTCCTGCAAAATATTTTATTCCCGAAGCGACGTCGAATACAGGCGCCACTCCATCCATATATCCTGACGCCGTCGTGCTCGCAACGCTCGTCGGAGCGTTGACCGTAGTGCTTGCCGTAACATTGATACTGGCGCTCAAATAACTTGTCGAAACCTTGAAATATGACTCGCCGAAAATACGAACGTCGTAAGTCAGACCGATCTTCACGTCGCTGGAAATATAATCCAGCGTCTGATCTCCATCGACTTTCGACCACATCAAATAAGTCGTCGCGGTGTTTTCCTTGTATTCTATGCCCACGATTCCGCCGGATTGAATAAATGTTTCGGCCGGCGCAGTCCACGAAACTTTGATTCTCGGGAGAGCAGTTCCGTCGGCTTGAATGAGCTGCGTCGTTCCGTTTGCCGTCAGCGTTAGATTGGTCGGAGCGCTCAGAACGTAAGGATTCGGCAGTGTCGTGTTCGGAGAATCAGGAACTGCAACTTCGTCCGTCACGGTCCAGTCGTAGACGCTGGAAGCCGTCTCGCGCATCGTCATCTCAACGCCGATCTGCGGCGGATTTCCATCGGTCGTGAAATGCCATTCCATCACCTCGAACACCTTGGAAGACCATCCAAGTTTCGTGTTCGTGATCATCACCGTATCGCCGGCGCGAAGCTGCATTGCCTCGAGCCGGAAGCGTGCGGTGAAAGTGATTTCCTCGCGCGCTCGGCGAAGCTCGATGACCGATAGACGCTGCGCGCACGACGAGGATGTCGTGAACGGGAGCACCACGTCGCGCCAGTAGCGCACGCTGTTGTCGGCAGAGTAATACGCGGCCGGCGCAATGGAAGGAAAGTCCGAGACCTGCCACTTGTTAGACTCCGAGACGTAGACGCCTTTTACCGCGTTGACGCGATCACGAGCACTCGTGCGCGTCTGCACGCTGATGCCGCTGGCGAAATGTTTCTCGGTCAGCGTGACGGTCGGGATGCGATAACCGGCAGCGTAGGGCACGATCTTGCCGCCCGAGTAGGCGATGAGACCACCCATCGCGGAAAGTAATTTGCCGATGTTCGCATCGGGCGATTCGCTCGTTGAGAGCACGCCGTTGCACTCGTAGCGGTCCTCGTAAGCCAGCGGAGAGACCGGCAGAATCTGAACTTGCTCCTCGCAAATGTTCGCTGCAGCAGTGATCGCCGTGTCGTCAATCTCGTTCGAGTCCATCCCGAGACCGAGGCTTTCGGTCAGGTAATCGCGCAAGCACAGAGCCGGATTCGCACTCCAGACCGTTGTCGTCGTGCGCGGATCGTAAACGGGTTTGCCCTTAACGATCGCCGAGATGTTCGGGATTCCGTTTGCGAAGACTTCCGTGTCCCAAGTGAGCTGCACGTAAATGTAGGAGATGCCGCGAAGCCGGTGCGCGCTCGTCCATTTTCCGTCAGTCAGTCCCGAGGTTGCGGACACGAGTTGCGGCTGTGCTACCTGCGCGCTGCCGCCGAGCTGCTTGTAGATTTCAGCCTTTCCGGTGAAGCGACCTTGAGCCGATGAGCCGGCGCCAGTCAGAGCGAGTTCGTCGCCGAAATAAACGTCGCCGATCTCTTCGACCTGATGACCAGCAAGCGCGACGACGATGTGCAGATACTCGTTCTTCGTTCCGGTCGTCGAAATATAAACCATGACGCCCGAGACCTTCGCCGTGCCGTAGATAATCTGCCGCGAGGCAATCGGCGAACGCACCATTTGTCCGCGCTCAGACAATGACGAGTCCGCATAGCTCGGCATCTTAGGCGCGAGCAGCTTCGACGCGGCCATTGAAGCGGCCGTGATCGCGATAAAATTGAGCGTCGCGGTGATCGCCGTAGCGACTGCGACGCTTCCGAAAGCGTCCATCAGAGCGATCCAGACAACCGGATTTGCGAAAATTGGCATAGATTAAATTTGCCAGCACCTCGCACCGTTGAGCGTCGCAAGCGGAGCGAAGATCAGTCCTGCGCGTCCTACGAAAGCGGAGCAGTGACCGAGATAAATCCCGATGGCGTTTCCGCGTCCGGTGTCCGCAACGATCAAATCGCCACGCGAGCAACGCGTCGTTTCTACCTCGACGATGCCGCAGGATTTGCGCGCATCCAAAAGGATGCCACAAACTCCACCGAGCTTGCGCAGCAGACGCATGGCAGACGCCGCAGAATCGTATTTGCCGCGAAGATCGGCAGCAGGGTCAACGCCAGTCACCATCTCCACCCAGTCGGCCGCAAACAGGCAGCAATCGCTACTTCCCCAGACAAACGAAACGTCGCGCCGCTCCTCGATGTAAGCGGCAAGCAACGTCGGCCAATGATCAGCGCGCGTCATCGAGTGGTGTCCGGCTCCGATGTTTCAGATCCGCCGTTCCAGTTGGTGCTGTTGGTCTGGTTTTGATTGCCCCAGAAAATGGTTTTTTCTTGGATCGCGTTCACGAATTCCAGACCGAGATCTGGTAGCGTGATCGAAGCGTAGGTCGGGAACAAGGTCTGTTGATCCTCGTCGGTGTATCGGATCTCACGCGTGCGCTTAAAATCAATGAGCTTGTTCTCCGCGCTCATCGTAATGAGCGAAGATTGCCCGTCGTCGCTGATTTGCATCACGTCCATGCGACCAGAAAAAACTGTGATCGGTGACGAGATGAGACCGGCAGTCGGAGAGAGTGCTCCGAACATGATCGAGCACGCACGGCCTTGATAATCCTCTTCGAGCGCGTCGTAGACAAGCGCGGTCGGCACTCCTGATAACTGCATCGTGATTCCTCGAGCTGCCAGATCCGTCGTTTCTTGCACCGGTGAAATCGTTCCGAGCGTGCCGAGACCGAGATATCCGGTGCCGTTGTAGGTCAGCGTGCCGTAGCCTGTCCAAAGGTAAAGCGGCGTGGAAAAGTCGAGTGACGCCATCAGGATCGGCGAGATCTGCGCGGTCGTTACCTGCGTCACCATGTCTGCCGAGATCGTCCTGCCGGCCGTTGTTATGCTCATGTTGCTACGTCCTCTATGATCGAAAAGCTGATGCCGTAAATTGAAGCCAGATCAATCGCCCACTCAGTCGAAGGTGACGTGAGCCGGAACACGCCCTTGGCGCTGGAGTAGGTGATCGGCGTGCTGACGGCGTAGCTTGAGCGCAGCACCGGGAACACCTCGACCGACGAAGACGAGTTGACTTGAATCACCTTGTACAAGCTGGTCGAGATTTGCAGCCAGTCGCCGAGCGCGAACGATCCCGTGCCGCCTGAGTAAGTCAGCGTGGTAGCATTCGCGGTTGCAGTTGCGACGAGCAGCGTTCCGGTGACGCCTCCTCGATTGGTCGGGTTCGCGTAGTCTTGGAAATAAAATGTGCCGCGCTGAGCTGCGAGAAGGAACGAGATCATGGTCTCGGCATCAGCGCGCACCATCGGCGGACAATCTACGGCACCCATCCACGCTTGTCCCGGCCAGTTGTATTGCTGCACCTGCATCGTGAACGGCGAGACGTTGCGAGCGACCGCCGAGACGCCCGTAAAGCTCAGGCGGCTTGCCTTAAACGGTGAAGGCGGCGAAAGCGGATAGGTTATAGCCATGATGTTTTCCTTTTAGGCGAACGCTGCGCGATACGATCCACCACGGCGCACCATGTCGGGAATCTCGGCCTTAAGCCGCTTGCGTTCCTGCTCAAGAATCGGCGCAAGATCGGAGCGCGAGACGCCGCTTGCGATGTTGTAGGTGACGTTGATCGACGAGCCGCTAGATCGGCCGCCGCTTCCGCCTCCATTCGGAATGATGCTGCCGGATGAACTCGGAACGAAAAGCTCTGGTCCTTTTTCTCCGACGACGTAGGCGTTTCCGGCGCCTACGGGTCCACCTCCAGCGCGCATTCCTGCAATGAAATCTCCGATTCCTTTCGCAAACGGAGTCGTGACTTCCTGTTTGAAGACGAGGCGCAGTAGATCTTGCGCAAGTCCCTTGATGATCTCGCTCAAGTTTCCTCCAGAAATCGCAGCGTCTTCGAAGCCTTGTGCGATCGCTTGGCCTGCATCCGTTGCAAGCTGCCTTGATTCGGCGATCAAAGGGTTGAGCCTGCCATATATCTCAACCAACTGATCTTGCAGGATTATGCGCTTACTTTGATTATCTAGAGTCGTCAACGATAGCTGTCCCATTATATCGGACTCTTTCGCTTTAAGCCCAATTATCTTTTCACTAACAGAAACTTCTTCGACATACATTTTGCTTTGAGCAACGCCCAAAGCCTCTCTCGATTTCATGTAGCTCTCGTTCACGGAAAAAAGGTTTTGCGCGACTCCTATCTCAATGCCTTTTGCCTTGTTGATTTCTTGCTGATACTTCAGCGGATCGGTTCCTTTGATCGCTTCGGCATTGGCTCGGATTTGCTGCGCTCTCTTTTTGTCCAACTCGATTGCCTGAGATTGTCCAAGTCCGACATTTTGTAACTGCTCATCGAGATTTGCTGCCTCTTGAGCGCCTAACTTCAACGCGTCGGCATCTCGCAGGAGTCTAATTTCTAATGCTTTTGCAGCAATATCACCTTCTGTGAATACGCCTGCTAAATTAGCCGCAGCCAACGCAAGTGTTCTCTGGATTGCCATTGCAGCATCATCAGCGAATCCAGTTGCGACTGTCAGTTCGTCCAGATCTTCAGACGTAAGACCAAGCCTCTTTGCATTTTTTTCTGCGTCTTCAAGCGACGCGTCCATCCGTTTAATTCCACCAACGACGGCGCCAAACCCGAAGAATGTCGCCATCCCAACGCCGACTTGCTTGGCCGTCGTGTGCATCTTCGACATCTTATTCTGCACGCTCGCGAAAGCCTGTGCGGTCTGGTCCACCGCCTTCAGTTGAAATGTTGCGCTTGCCATTTTATTTCGCGAGTTGGTTCCTGTGGTCTATGTAAGCAAGCCAGCCGTTCAATTCTTGAACCGGCATGGCAGCGACCTCGTGCGCAAACTTTCCGAGGCGATCCGCGATGGCGTAAACGGCGAGGAAGTCGGAAGCGTCCCCACCGTGGATCAGTTTTTTAGTTCCTCGACCGTCGGCGCCTCCGTCGAGATGATCGAGTTCGCGACCCGTGCGACGATGTTGCTGTCAGCCTTGTTCAGCAGCGTCGGCTTGTGGTCGATGTCGAACAGCTTTTTCCCTTCAGCGTCGGACGCTTTGAGAATCAGAATATCGACGAGCAGCTCCATGTCGTTCTCTCGGCTCTTGCGGTAGAGCTTGTTCTTCTCCGAGAGCGTGACCGGCGTCGCGTAGATCGTGAGCTTCCACTCAGGCACCTCGATCGTTTTGGTGCCGAGTGAAGCGAAGTGTTCCCTGACAAGGTCGATTGCGTCCATGCGTCACGTCACACTGTCAAAGTCGAAAGCGTCCCATTTCCTTCGATGGAGATTGAGCCTTCGACCATGCCGTCAAACGCCGCATTGACATCAAACTTCGTCACTACGCCAGCGCCGCTGTAATAGGTCGCGGCCGCAGCGATGCCCATCGGATAGAGATTCACGGTCACGGACGAGCCGATGGAGCAAAGCACCTGACCGGCATCGATCGGGTCCCAGAATACATCGCCCGACACGCTGAAAGTTTTCATCGTGCCGCGACGCGTGCGATAGGTGTCGCCGATCACGCTATCTTCGACCGTGTCTGAGGAATGCGAGAGAGCGTAGTTTTTCAACTCGCCAATCGTAGTGGATGAGATTTTGACGGTGCCAGAGCGTCCGAGTGTGTTAGCCATGTTAATCGATTGTTAGATAAATGCAGTTGAAAGTATGCCGAGCGGTTCCCCAGCGTCTGTCCTCGTCCGGCTCTATTACATAATCCACGGACGTTAAATGCAGATCATCGCACGCTCCGCCAAGCGTCACGTCGGCCAGCATTGCGGCCTCGACCGCAGCCGAGCCGGTATCGAAGAGGTCGTCGATCAGGTAGGTGCCGCTTTCCGCTGTGAAATAATCAACAACGAGTTCCAGTTGCCGGTATTGCGTGCGGTTGTTCGGAGCGAGCGTCCTGACCTCGATGCGCTCGGACACTGCGTAGATCGCAGCGGAAGGAAAGCTCACGCTGGCAATAGCGTTGTTCCGACCGCGTAAAATGTTGACGGTTGGGACGACGAGAGCCGCCGTGAGTTTCGTTGCGGCAGTGTTGCGGATGTCTGTGCGTGTGCTCATGCGGCTTCTTTAATTGGCATTGCTCCTCCGACCTTGGCGAATCCCAGATTGACTGCGCGGTTTGCCATGACTGCGGCCACCTTTCGTTCCGTCGTTTTGATCCGTGACGTTAGCACGGCATCAATTTTCGATTGGTAGTTCGGGATCTTTATATTGTAGGCGATGGCTTGAAGATATGGATTAGGACCAAAGTTTGATCTTGAAAATCCGAACAGACCAGAGCCGCCAGCTTGCGGTTTTAGCTTGTCGGAGAACTTTTTGTAACGTGCTCCGGTCTTCTTTGCAGAAGAGTTCCAACCAGACACCGACCAACCGACACGATCTTCAATTTCTTTTCTGTATTTCTTGAAATCTGCTCCAAATGCCAGCGCGACAGCCTTGCCGGTGACACGTCCTCGAGAATTTCTGCGGCTCATGTGCTCTTGGCGGATGGCTCCTATGTTCTCCAGCAACTTCATCCCATAATATCCTTTCAGATTCGGATTCATCAGAAGCTCGCGCATCTTCGCGATGTTTCTCGTGCGAGTATATTTCGCCATGGACTTGTAAAATCCGCCCTTCGTCGCCTTTGCTTCGAGATCCGAATATACAAGCGGCTGTGCCAGCTTTGAAAGGTCGCCTCGAACTGCGTTGACGCCTTGCTGCTTTGATTTCGGAGGAGTAAATTTGATCAGCGTCTGGAGTATGTATTTTGCCTCCTCCTTGATCACGAGTCCGAGATCAACCTTGGCCGCGTTGGCAAGTTTAGCCAACGCCATCTCGAGTTTCGCAGTGTCCGCTTTGATCGAAAAGCTCATATCTGTTTGCAGACGTCGATTTCGACTCCGGTTCCTTCTGCATCGAATCGAAGTTGCTCAACGAAGTAGGTCACGCCAGAGCGCACGAGCGTCTGAGTTTGAGCCGGCGTCGTTCCGACCTGATTCGTGGTCAGGAAGATCGTGAACTTGGATTCGTCGCGGCGCTGATTCTCAAACTCGTCGAACGCATTCCGCGACGAAGACCAGATGCCTGTGACCGTGCTGCCAAGATAGCTAAACGTGACGCCGGCCTGCGCCATGATGCCGTCGTAATCGGCTTGGAGTTGGGTCGAATCAAAGTCTCGGACGGCGGCCATACTTACACGCCGAACGTCAAAGGATGCGCGAAGCCGGCGAAAGCGCGTCGTTCTGCGAATCGCCGCTGAGAACGTGCCAGAACTCAGAGCGGACGGCGCCGCAGATGATCGACGGAGCGGAGTTTATGGTGAACACGCTGCGAGCGTCGCGCAGCAGACGCGGCAGATGCGACGACCGGCGCGCAGTCAGGATCGAATCCTTGGCGATTCCAGCCCTTCCGAGCGCCGCGGCATGGCTAGGGTCTGCCAGCGTCACGAAAGGCCCGCATATTCGATCCATTGCCTGTTCCTCGAGAGTCTCGAGCGAGTAGCGATTGCGCTGCGAGTAGCCGAACGGCGAGAAGATGCCCACGTCAGGAGTCAGATAGTAGTCGGCGAGGCTTGGCATCTGATCGATCAGGTCGAAGACAGGCTTGCGGTCGATGCCAGCGAGCAACGAATTTCGGCCATAGACAAACTCGAGCCACGTCTGACCAGATTCGACGAACTCGTTGAAACGATTCGGCCAGATTTCGAGATCCAGAAGCATTCCAAAGTCGTGATCCGCGCGCTGACTCAGCAGCGATGGCCGGCAGTAGCTGACGCAGTCGAAGAACTCGTGATACTGCTCGAGGCACTCGACAAAAACCTCGTCGCCGTCAGCCGCGAAGTGCCGCGCGATTGGCAGGATTCGGATAATGTCGCCGAGCCGCTGCGAATAGGCGATGCAGATTTTCATCGTGAGAAGATCATCGTCAAAATGTTCTGCATCTTGCTGTCGCTTTTGCGGATCTTGTCTTCTGGATTGCCGCAGTAAATTTTCCGCATTCCTTGCCTTTCAAAAACGCGAGCGAGCGAATCAGAATTGAAGTGCCAAAGGTGTTCTCCCGGTCGGCGATGCTTCCACGAGGTAAACCATTTATCTCCGAGGATGTAATGATACCAAGGCACCGAGACGACCACGCACTTCGCGTTTACCTTTGGCAGTTTTGCGAAGTGCTCGAGCGAGTCGAAGAACGTCACTACGTCCCACGCTCCTTCCTGCCAGTCTGGATCAACGGTCACAAAGTCAGGCGCCGGATAGGGCGACACGTCGAAACCGTAAAGCGTTGCAGTCGGCTTTGCTCGGCCGATCTCTGCCAGAAACGCACCGGTGCCAAATCCCACGTCGCAGATCGTCGCAAAGTCGCCTGCGTGCTGCATCACTAGCTTCGCGCGAATCGCAGACAGTTCTGCCTGCGGGTAATTCTCATAGCGTGCGACATAGGCGTGATCATAACGCGCCGTGATCTTGCGGCTGACCGATTTGAGCGCGCCGATTTCTTTGCAGAATTTATATCCGACCGGAGGTTTGGTCATGATGGATTTCGCAGCTCGAACAGTTCCTTGCCAGCCTTGTATCGCTCCGGCGAGTTATTGTGATCATACGTTTTGTCATTCGGAGCGCGTCCGAATATTGGATGCAAATGTTCAAACGTGATGCGGTCTCGTGCGTCAATGACCACGCCGTCCTTCCACGCTCGCGCGCTGAACTCGTTGTCCGAAAAAACCGATTCGTAGCCTTCGTGAAATAGTTCTTTGCCCTGCTGCTCGTATCGAGCGCGCGAGCAAATTGCCATGCAAAGCAAAGTGTCTGTGCGATTGCCGTCATTTACCGCGATCACGAACGAATCAAATGCCGGATCTTTATCTTTGACCTCGGCCAGCAATTTCTCATCCCAACCGAGAGACGGCACCCAGTCGTCCGAGAGCTGAACCAAGATGTCTCCGGTCGCCTGCCTTGCCGCGCGATTCCATGCAGCGACGCACGACTTTTTGTCAGAGACTACGCTGAGAAAATAATCAGCCATCTCCATCGAATCCTTGTCGTCCGAATCGACCGCTAAGATGTGTTCAATCTGCGACGCATTGGTGGCCGATGTGAGCCAAGCGTCACGGCAAGCGACGGCCTGAGACGAACGATGCCGCGTCGCATGGAGCAACGAGATGCGCGGAGTCTTGCCGGCGTAATACTGCGATTGCAGAAATGTTGCGCGTGCCAAGTTCCCGTGCGCGCGAAACGCACGCGCTGCCAGATCGTATCCTGCCCAAGTATACCACTTCACCTCGTGCGTCCACGGTCGGTCAGCCTCGAGCGGTTCGCGAAGCTCTAGCATTTTGTCTGCCCAATAACTTGCGCGCTGCGTGTCGTTCTTTTCAAAATACAAAAGAATCAGATGGGCAATCGCCTCGCGGCACCACGGATAAATTGCGTGCGCTTCCATCAGGTAGGTGAGCGCCTCGCGGTGACTATTGCAGAGCTTCGCCAAGTTGATGAGCGTCTCGTAACGAAAAGCCGGTTGCAGATTAGGAAACGAAATTGCGATCTTTCCGAACGAGATTGCAGCGTTGGTATTGACCGAGCAGTAATGCTCTTGGTGAATGTAGAAATACTGCGCGGCGACCTCGCGCACCGAGTGAGCAAGGATTCGCAGATTCCGCCGGCGGTTCTCGCGTTTAACGATTGCCGGCGAATGAATCCAGACCGGCGCCTGCCAGTCCTCGTGCTTGTCCTTTGGCAGAAGGAGCAGGTTTTCATGAACCTCGTGATGCCAGATGCGCCGGTCGTGGAACGCGTGCCTGCGGATTGCGCGCTCGCGATACAGTCGCTTGCCGCTGCCTCGCACGTCGTAGTAAGCACGCACCATCAGCACCTCGGCCGGCAGTAGCGCGAGCTTCTCGCGGAATCCTTCGACCTTCTCGATTAAATCGTCGCAGTCAGCCCAAACCAGCCAGTCTCCGGTTGCCTGCGCGAATGCCTTGTTCCGTGCCGCTGCAAACGAATCGACGTGGTCCCAAGCCTCGGCGCCCAACTGGTTCTTGTGCTCGCTAAAAACGAACGGAATGCCCTTCTCCGCGCACCAGTCACGCGCCATCTGTTCAGTCTCGTCCGGCTTCTTGATGCCGATGGCACGCACCAACGAAAGCTCGTCGAAGATTGGTGCGAACGAGTTCAGCATCGAAAGGATGTGCTCGATCTCGTTTCCGCAGATTACGCACAGAGAAATTCGCATGACGCTTTGCGATCTGTCAAAAACAAGAAACCCTGCGCCGGTAAAAGCGCAGGGTTCTCGAAGCGAACCAGATTGCTTTAGCTGTATTGCGTGGTGATCAACTGAGCCGCGTTCGAATTGACAACCTTCTCGGCGACGTAATGCGAAGATCGCACGACGTTCGACCGGATCGTCTCGTCGCGGTAGGTCGTCACGCCGATGACCGGACCATACTCGGACCAGTTGAGCGTGAAGCCAGCACCGCCGCCGAAGTAGCCGGCGCCGCCATCGGAGACCGAGCCGACCCAAGCCAGCGTGTTGCTCCAGATATTGGAGCTAGAGAATGCAACACCTTCGTTGGCGCTGTCGTAGGACGATCGACCGATCAGCACTTCCTGCACGCCCAGCGCCTCGGCAGCAGCCGCGAGACCGACGTTCAGGAACGTGTCGGACGAAACACCAGCACCGCGCAGGCGGTTCTGAAACTTCGTCGAAGCCTTGATGCGATTGTAAACAGGACTCGAAAGGACAACTCTGAGATTGTCGATCGACTCGCCCTTCGCGAGCAGACGATCTTTGCAGTCATCAACGTCAGCACCGAAATCGAACGTCGCCAGATTCGCGGCCGTGTAAGCGGTCGCAGAATTGGTCGCGGTGAAGACGGTATTGTCGAAGATTTTCGCAGCGACGCGAAGCTCGTGCGAGAGCATCAGCGAACGCTGAGAGAGCTTGCCGGCGATGACTTCAGCGTCGAAGAACCGCGCCATGTCAGCGGTCACAACGTCATCGATGGTATTCTCGATGCCGTATTCAATCGCGGTGTAGGTGTCCTGAGTGAACGACTGCGTCGCGCGAGGATACGCACCACCGACAGCGCGCTGCTTGGCGCTCTGCTTGAGAAGTTGCGCTTCCTTGAGGAGAAAGGTCGGATACTGCCCAGCGCGCACTGGCACGTTGAGCACTGGCATGACCTTGGTTCCGATGAGTCCGTTCTCCCAGTCTTTCGACTGTTCGAGGACACCGGCGATATCGCCACGGAATACCGCGGCTGCATTTGAGTAAGCCATTTGAGTAAATTTTTAAGGATTAGAGACTGTTCAGCTTGGGAATGAATTCGACCACTGCGCCGGCCTCGGTCGCAGTCGTCAGAGTTTTGCCGAGAATCACGGTGCCGCTGACGGCTCCGAGACCGTTAGCGCCGATATAAATCGTGTCACCGACCGTAATCGGACCGGCGAGCATCGAAATTTTTTGCGTGCCTTGACCGTGCAGGAAAGCGACGGTGACATAGTCACCAGAGGCAGCATCGATCTGCGTGATGCCATCGACCGAGCCGGCCGTAGCAGCGAGACCGACACCGCGATTGTTGGAGATGACGACCGCGCGGAACGCGGTCAGAGCGCTGTTGGCGACGAAGGTGCCTGCGCCGAGATATTGAGTAGCCATGTTATTTTTAGATTAGAGTTTGATCAGTTCGCCGGCCTGCACGCGCGAGCGGAAGGAAGCGTATTCAGTTGGATTGTTTTTCACCGAGAACGAGATGGCGGCAGCCTTGTCGCCTTTGAGTTCGACGCACTTCGCGGCGACGAGGGTCTCAAATTTCGACTCGACCTTCGCAGGCGCAGCAGCCTCGGCAGAGACCGAAGCGACAGCAGGAGCGCCAAAGGTCTTGGCGAATTCCTTCAGCGCAGATTCAGCAGCGAACTTAGCCGCGAGTTGCACCGCTTCGGTTTGAGCGCTCATGGCAGCAGCCGCATCCGGCTTCTTGTCTTGAGGCGCAATCGCCTCGAGCTTCGTCATGCGCTCATTCATAGACATGATGGCCGATTCGATCATGGCCGCGATTTCTTTTTGCAATTCTGGATTCATATTTAGGAGTTCGATTTCAATTTCAGGCGGTTCCGATCCGATTTGAATCGTATCGGTGCCAGTATTATCGGTCTGAAGTTGATTCAGTTTCCGAGAAAAGAAGCCTGCCGGATTCGCCGCAGGGTCGCTCACGATGTCTACGGAATAAATTTCCGAGCATCGTTGCAGCATTGTCTTCTTGTCCGAGGACATTTCACTCGGACCAGAAAACGCAATGGACAGTCCGAACGTGTCAGGAATCTTGTTCGCGATCTCCAGTATGTAATTCCGATGCGGAGATGACTGGAGCAGATTCAAATCACCGATCAGTTTTTGGCCGACGATGCTGAAGTTATCGATGTAACCAACGATATCGCCGGCGCCAGAGTTGTGATTCAGATTCACCTTGAGTCCGCCGGCATACGATTCCGCTGCGGTCTTGACCTGTTCCAAGGTCTTCGAGTCGATGACCACTTTGTGACCCAAGGCCACGCCCTCGGTGATCAGCGAGACACCACGAATGATGCCTTTGACCTCATCGATTACGCCGGCAGCCGCTGAAAATGAAATGATATCCGCCATCATTGTGATGGCTAACCGTCAAAACTACTTCGGCTCGGACTGTTCGAGACGCTTGGCCTCGGTCTCAATATATCTGGAAAGGCGGACGAGTTCGGCCTTGATTGCAATATCGGAAGGCGTGAACGGCTTGTGACTTCGCTTGTCACGAAACGTCAACAGACGAACGCGCTGTGCAATTCCTTCGAGCTGTCGAGCTACGCGTCGCAGACGAGCATCTGCGTGCCTCATTGCCGCTTTGACAGATAGATGATAACCCAGCCTATAACCGCAATGACCGACGCAACGGCGGATGCGATGAGCGCAGTTTGAGCGCCAACGATAGCTTTCCAAATCTCCAGTTTAGTGACTCGCCCGTTTGTCCGCTCCACCTGTGCGATGATTCGATCGGCCTTCCGGCACATCTCATCCTGAGCAGCCATAATGCGGCTCAGAGTTGCGTTGATCGAGTTGGGATTAAAATCCTCGGGATGATCGCTCATGGTTGGTAATTCACTTCTTCTGGTATCGTGCACCAAACCACCAGTACATCATGGTCCATGCGCCAAAATTGGTTTCGCTGGCTAGTGCCGAGCGTGTGTCGCCGACGCTCGTGAAGTAGACGGTGGCGATAAAGATCGCACCGACCCAAGTCAGTCCCGGTCGCGTAGCGCGAGAGAACGCATCCACGACGAGGTAAAGATTGACGATGACCGGATGCGCGTTCGCAGGAATCGCGATGGCGCCTTGAGTCTTCTGCGACTCGGTGAATGCCTTCCATGCTTCGGTCTTCTCCGCAGACTCCGTGCGCGCTTGCATCAAGCGGATCTCGATGTCCGCTTCCTTGCCCTTGCGGAACGTGTCGAACCACGAGGTCGCGATGTGCAGCACCGACCCGAAGATGCCGCCGCCAATCGCTGAGGAGAAGAAGTCGAAGATCGAGGTCATGACTTGTTTATCGTCGCGGTCGATGTCGGCTTGTCTATTGCCAGCACGCCGTTGCAACTGACGTTCCATTCGTTGCCGGTGCGCTCACTGGTGCATGGGACGTTGATCGAAAAGTGCTTGAACAGGTATTCCTTTTGCGCCTTTTCGCCCTCAAATATACGCCAGACATGGTCAAGTGTCCCGCGACCGGGTTCGCCTCGGCTCTTGTTGAATCGAATGATGTATTTCATACGACCTCAACCGGAGTTGAACACGTCTTTGCTAGATTGTATCCGACGCTCAAATTGAAATGCACGAACTTGATCGGCTTGTCCGAACCATGTCGGCCGAATGAATGCGGCAACCACGCATTTGTGATGAGCATGAGTCCCGGCTCTGGCACAAAGTTGATAGCATTACTCGCCGGAGTTGCTATGCTCATGTCTTGCTCCGGCAGATTGATCTGCACCTTGCCGCATCGCGGGTCGTGAAACATGGCCCGCGAACAGCCCTCTGGTGTCTCTAGGAAATAGAACCCGACCAGTTGATGGCCACCGCCGTGGACGTGCCGTTCCATGAACGAATGCTTGTGGTGCTTCTGTGTCCACATTGCGTCAAGGGTGACGTTGAAGTTATCCATCGCGTAACCTTGGCTCTGCAATATTCCCCAAGCGTTGTGGCCGACGTAGCTGCAAAAATCCTTTACACGCGAGTCACCAGCGAAACTTTCAGTCTGATGCAGCGGGTATAGCTCATGCACATCGTTACCGATCTTGCTCAGTAATTCATCGGAGACTTCGCTCACGGATGCGATGAACTCCGGCTTCTTGCTGGAATAAATCGCAGACGGGAAGTAATTGAACGTAAAAAACTCCGGCTGCTTTACCGGCTCCTCCACCTTTGCTTTGCGTTTCTTAAACATCGAGCTTCACCCAGTTGGTTGAGGATTCATCCCAGCGGTATCGGCCTTCTGGCCTTGGGACCGGAGCAACATACCTGAGTCCGTCTTCGCTGGCCACCCAGCTCGGGAAAGGAGGAACACTAGACTCGACCCACTCGTTTGTCTCTCGGTCGAACTTGTATGGGTATGCACCTTTGACCGTCGGTCGCGGCGGCTGAATTGGTCGCAAGGTTTCTTCGTTCAGCGTCCAGTTAGGCAGCAGGCTTGCCCGTGCTTCAGCAATCTTAGCCGCCTTTTCTTCGGCTGTCATCGGGCGAACGTGGTGAATGTCCGTGTAAACGCCGTCCACCAATTCGTAGACGCACTCAGCGCAGACCTCAAACAGCCCTGCGGTTGGAGGAGCAACACGGACGAACCTCGCAAACTCAGGAGGCAGATTGTCGGTGTCTATACCGGGAAAAGCCTGCCGAAAGTTATCACCAAAAATGGGATGCTCGAAGGCTCTGCCGTCTTTGACTCGTATGTATAGTTCCATTATTCGTCTGCTGTTCGAGTTGACGGGAAAGACCTAGCGCATCCCGGCCAGATGATGCGGACTGCGCCGACTCGCCCAAGGCCGGAAGTGCCAGTACCGGATGATACCACACAGCAGCCACAATAAAGCGTGTAGCATCCCCCAAGACCACCACCTGCACCATATAAACCGCCAGCACCTCCAGCAGGTGTATTATATGCGTAACCAAGCCCTCCGGTGCTTCCAGTAACACCTCCGCTGCCTCCTCCACCTCCTAAACCTCCGGCACCAGCAGTAGCGCCAGCAATACCACCGGCTCCGTTTGCTCCACTCCCTAAGATCCCAGTCCCGCCGCCGCCACCCGAGCCACCAGTAAATAACATTAATTGTGGAGCAAAGCTTGCACAAGAACAATTTTGACCGTCACCGCCGCCGCCACCGGCACCACCAGCACCAGCAGTGCCGCTGCCACCGGCACCATTACCGCCAGTACCTGAGTAACCGCCAGCACCGCCACCGCCAGATCCTGAGCCAGCACCACCGTTACCGCCACCGCATCCTGCAAATGTGCCGCCGAGGCCGCCAGCCGCAGTGTAGCCACCGCCGTTGCCAAGCGCCGCAAAACCACACGCATTGGCAATACTATCTCCCACGCTATAACTTGAACAGGTACGAGGTCTGCCTCCGCCAACGGTCATAGAATACGAGTTTCCCGGAATTACTGTTTTATTATTCCGGTATCCAAGACCGCCACCGCCAGATCTGCCTCCTCCAATAGCGATCATAGAAACTTTAGTTACACCAGCAGGCGCAACCCATGAGTAAGTGCCCTCAGTGGTGTATGCTTGCTGGCCTGTAACTGGCCCAGTCTTACCACTCCACCCAAACGCCTTAGCCGACGCCGCACCTCGTGTAGTAATCGCTGGCATGGTGTCGTTTATTTGAACTGAGTCTGGCTGGCGAACACGATGAACGTGCGATCCGCCGTCTTGGTGATGGTGTAGGTGTAGATGTCCCAACTTGAGGCATTGCCAGCAGACCACGCAGTGCCGCCTTGGTATTTCGGCGTCACCGTGGTGCCATCAATCTGAAGCACGTTATTATAGTAGGCGGTCGCACCTGTTGCTACGATGTGAACACAGGAGATGGTCTGCCCGACATTGAGATAAGAGTTTAACGAACGCGCTTTTGAAAACGTAATGTTTAGCGTCCAGTTGGCAGTCGCAGAAGCACTGGCGTATATGACCGACTGGGAGTTGATCTCGTAGATAATCGTTCCAGTGGCCGCGACTCCGGTGATGGTCGTAGGCTCAACCGCACTCGTCAGCGCAGCCCTGACCAGCGTAGGCTGGACAACCGGATTGTAGGTGAATGCTGAAGAGACCGTTGGCATTTTTAGTAGGCTCCGCCAAACGCTGTGACCTGCAACGCAGTGCCAGCCGCAGTGGTAGTCACGGTCGTAGAGGCATAAAGCGCAAACGCCGCAGGTAGCACAAGAGGTGCCGGGAATGTGTAGGTCGTGGTAAACGCCGCTGCCGTGGTGCTTGGCGTCACTGCGGTGACCGCGATTTCAAGAATCATAAACGCGGTCGTGCCGTCCCAAAGCCAGATGTCCACGAGGTTGGCAGCGTTGATAGTCGAGATGCCTGTGCCAGCAGCGTTCACTTGGATCGAATCGATCCGCAGTCCGTTGGTGGAAACGGGAACGAATGCCGTGATGTTAGCACCGGCCAGCGATGCGGTAGCCGTGGGCGCACGGGTCGTGCAGGCGGTCTGCGCCACCAGCGTCAGCGTCTTGGCATACGGTGTCTGTGCGAAGATAGGTGTAGATGTAACGGCCATAAATTAAAATCCTCCAAAGTTATTTGCTAAGAAAATGTTGCTGCCTGTTGAGGCTGAACTTGAGCCAGCAGCAATCGTGATTGCTCCGCTTCCGTTGGTAATTGTTATGCCAGAGCCAGCCGTCAAAGTTGCTTTTGTCAGTGTATTTCCGGTCGTGTTGCCGATGAGCAACTGGCCATCGGTGTATGTCGTCTGACCTGTTCCGCCCTTCGCCACCGTAACTGTATCACTCAGAGTCGACCCAGCCGCCGTGACGGTGATCGCTGCACTCCCGTCAAAATTGACGCCATTGATCGCGCGAGGAGTAGCGAGAGCCGTGGCTGTCGCTGCGTTGCCCGTGGTAGAGCCAGACGAGCCGCTGGCATTGCCGGTTAAATTCGCGGTGATTGTGCCAGCGGTGAAATTACCAGAAGCATCGCGGGCAACAATTGCAGAGGCAGTGTTGGCTGACGCTGCCGTCGTCGCGCTGTTTGAGACTTTAAGAGCAGTCGCAATTGTATCGAGCTTCGTGTCGGCAATTGCGGCGGATGCATTGATGTCTGCGTTCACGATAACGCCTGCTGCGATTGCGGTGGCATTTCCGACGCTCGACACATCGCCAGTCAGATTCGCATTCGTCGTTACGTTTCCAGCCGTCAGTCCAGCAGCCGTGCCGGTAATGTTCGTGCCGACAAGTGATGCTGGCGTGCCAAGTGCCGGACTAGCTCCAAAGGATGTCAGCGAGGATGCGGTAACACCGGAAGCAAGAGTCGCGCCGGTGAGCGTGCTAGCGTCTGCCGTGATAGTGATTGCCGCAGTCCCGTCAAAGTTAGTTCCGTTGATTGCGCGCGCCGTGGCCAATGCTGTTGCCGTCGCCGCGTTCCCGGTCGTCGAGCCAGACGAGCCGCTCGCGTTGCCGGTGAGATTCGCGGTGATCGTCCCGGCGGTGAAATTACCGGACGCGTCACGCGCAACGATTGCCGATGCCGTGTTGGCCGATGCTGCGGTCGTCGCTGAATTGCTGACCTTCAGCGCAGTCGCAATCGTGTCCAGCTTGGTATCGACGATCGCGGCACTCGCATTGATGTCCGCATTGACGATCACTCCAGCAGCGATTGCCGTCGCATTGCCAACGCTGGTCACATCGCCAGTGAGATTCGCGTTCGTGACTACGGTTGCGGCATTGCCGACGCTAGTGACACCTCCAGTGAGATTCGCATTTGTGATCACGGTCGCAGCGTTGCCGATGCTCGTGACACCTCCGGTCAAGTTTGCGTTCGTGACGACCGTGGCAGCGTTACCGACGCTGGTCACGCTACCAGTCAGATTTGCGTTTGTCACCACCGTGGCCGCAAAGCTGCCGGTGCCGCTGCCAGTCACGCCTCCGGTGAGCGTGATCGTCTGGTCGCCGGTGTTAGCTCCAGAGACCGAGGTCGTGCCGGTGACTGCAAGCGTCGGAGTCGATGCGCCAGAGACCACGACGGAATTGACCGAGGTCGGAACGATGGCTCCGAGCGTCAGACTGATTGCCGGCGTGGTCGTCGAGGTCGCTACGGTGCCGGACACTCCGTTCGCCGTCGTCACCGAAACGCTGGTGACCGTGCCGCTTCCGCCAGCCGCGACGAACGATGTATTCGTGCCGTCGCTCTGGAGCACCTTGCCGCTTGCTCCGACCTGAGATGGAAGCAAAGCGTTGAGCGCATCGTTCGCCGTGACCTGACCCGTGCCACCCTTGGCAATCGTCACAGTGTCCGAGAGCGTGCTGCCGGCAGCTGTCACCGTGATATTCGCCGTGCCGTTGAAGCTGGTGCCGTTGATCGTTCGTGCTGTCGCTAGCGCGGTTGCGGTCGATGAGTTCCCGGTCAGCGCAGCGGTGATCGTGCCTGCGGTAAAGTTGCCAGACGCATCACGAGCGACAATCGCGGACGCAGTATTCGCAGACGCCGCAGTCGTGGCCGAGTTGGAAACCTTGGATGCGGTCGAGATCGTCGCGAGCTTCGTATCCACGATTGCCGCGCTCGCGTTGATGTCAGCGTTGACGATCACGCCCGCTGCAATCGCTGTCGCGTTCCCGGTGCTCGTGACGTCGCCGGTCAAATTCGCGTTCGTGACTACGGTCGCTGCAAAGCTGCCTGTGCCGCTTCCGGTCACTCCACCAGTCAGCGTGATGGTCTGATCGCCGGTATTCGTTCCGCTGATCGCGCTCGTGCCAGTCACTGCCAGCGCCGGCGTCGAGGAACCGGAAAGCGTCACGGCGTTGACCGTCGTCGGCGTGATTGCACCGAGCGTAAGGCTGATCGCCGGAGTGGTCGTGCTAGTCGCTACGGAACCCGAGACACCGTTTGCAGTCGTCACTGATACGGAAGTCACGGTCCCAGATCCGCCGCCTGATGCACTAATGGTGATTGATCCCGGTGCGTTCGCGATCGTGACACCGCTGCCGGCTGTCAGCGTTGCCTTCGCGAAATCTCCGTTTGAGCCGATGAGCAACTGCCCATCGGTTGACGCTCCGACCAGATCGAGGATCGAAGT